CTGGGTCAGCATTCTTCGCAAGCCAGCGGCACGCCTCCGCACCGTCTTTCAGGGCTTCGCGATGTTTCGAGAGGACTTCCTGTTCGGTCAGCATGTGAGCATGATATGCACATGGTTTTGGAGAGACGCGCACTGCACGCGCGTGGGTGCGCCGCGCTGTGCCGGGTCGTCAGCCGTTCGGATCACCCATCCGTTCTCCGTTCCTGCCATGCTTTCGCGGTTGCCGAACTGGGTGGCCTGTTCGTCGGACCAATCACTCGGTACACAAACTTGCATATCGAGCGCGCCACGCTTTGTCACGGACGCGACCATCGTTTCCACCACCTCAGGTCAGGACACAAATCAAGCTCGTTCATTTCGCACTCGTATTGTTGCTCCATCCACTCATGCAACGTCCGACTCACTAGGACCGCTTGCGCGACGACAGGTTCCGTGCGCTTGGTCAGTTCGTAGAGAGTTTCGCTCACTGAAGCGCCTCGACCATTCCGGCGCGGCACTGATGGGTATGCTTGGAACAATAGTAGCCACCGTCCCTGTCGCGCCTGTAATGCGGCTTGTCGTTTCCGTCCATAACGACGACGTAGACCACACTACCCGTTTTTTGATCGATGCAGGCTCTTTCGATGGTCCCTAGCGGCTCGCTGCCCTTAAAGAACCATTCCCAGCCGGGAGCAGATTTGACGCGAGTGCCCACCGGAAGCACAGTGCTCATTGGCGAGACCCGACCAAGGCCGACAATGCGTTACCGGGGGCCAATGAGGTCTTACTCAAACTCGAAGCCGCCTCAGCCCCTTGTGTCGTCAACGCGCTCACCTGAGCGGCCTGCGCCTTCTGTGCCTCTTGCTGAATCAATCTCTTGATATCACGCGGCGACCGCATGATCTTTGCAGTTGCTCCTACGCCATCATTAAACTCGCGGGAGGCTATCTCGGGATCGATGGCAAATCTCGCTTCAGGCCAAGCGCCAACCATGCTTCCCGTGAACTGTACCGAACGGGCAATCGCTGCGACCTGTGTAGCTCTCCGTGCCTGCGTCAGCATGGAGATAAATTCAACCTTGAGCGGCACGCCACGCAAGGATTGAGGCTTTCTCGGCATAAGACCACGTCTCGCCATAATCCCGAGATGGCGTCTGACCCGCTGCCTGAGTGCGCCATAGACACGGCCGATCACGGGGCCTAATTGCATCAACGCTTCTTCTTTCAAAGCATCGGTTTCCGTAGCCGTAAGCTGCGTCTTCATCGTCTGACGCAAATTGCTCAAAGTCGCAAAGACCTTTGCGTAAGCCGTCTCGCGGATACGTTCTTGGATAATCGCAATATCGGCTGCGATAGCGGGAATGTCGGGCTTCACTTCAAACAAAGGAAAGAACTTCTTTTCCCCATTCGCCGTATTGAAATACGTGATCTTCCCCGGATTTGTGCTCGCGGGCTGATTCATCAGCGAGACATCGGCACCCATCGGAGGGCGGTTGACCTTCTCGATGGATTCGGCCTTCTGGCGTGTCTCAAGCTGAAGCTGAATACAGTCTGCCAGCATCTTCTCCCCTACTCCACGGCCGTAAGGATCATTGCTGATCGTGTCCCATCTGCTGACGGCGAACGGTTGTTCATGGAAGCCGGTTTTGGAAAGAGGCTGATAGTTCTTTTTGTCCCTGATCCAATAGACTTCGCGCCAAGGGAAGCCTCCGGGAACGGGATCGATTGTCTCTTCCGTCGTTCCCATGATCGAGAAGTTCGGCTCGATGGCATGAGAGACGACGAATTCGTATTCAAGCGCGCCGCCCTTCTGACGCCACATCTTGAGTACGTCTTCGGGACATTTATCGATTCCGAAGCCTTCCACGATCTGGCTGACCGTGAACTTCATGTCCTCGTAAAGCACTTCATCCGAATAATCGAACCCACAGGCGAGGAAATACTCTCCCGCGCATGGAGTCCGATATCCGATGATATTTTGCTCGTCTTCGTAGTCGATGATCGGAGCGGTGCCGAAGAATGTCAGATCGTCGTAATGCTGAGCCTGGGCCTCGTAAAAATCGCTGTGGGTGTAGATGTAGTTTAGACGTTCGGTCAGATCGTCGTAATACATCTGGCCTTGCTGATCGAGTTCGAAGCCAGGAATTGCGGGGCCGAGTTTCAGCCAATCCCGATCCGGATCGGTCAAGCCAGCCATCAGACCGGCAGAACACACCTCGCCTGCTAATGTCGCCGTGCGATCGACAATGGCTTGGTCACGCGGATAGCCCTTATTGTAGAGATTGGATTCGACCCAAGGCGTTTCGCGCCATGGTGCCTCATACCGTGCTATGCGGCCCCATTGCTCCCAGTGTCCCAAACGCCAATTCCAGCAGGCTTGACGGCGGGATTGCAGATGCTCGTAAAGCGACTCCCATTCCTGCTGTTCTTTGAGAGTAGGGATGTTCTCGTTTGTATTCGCAGGCGTCTCAGCGAGAAGCGATGGCGACGAATGCGCGTAATACGGCGCTGGTTCTCCAAGGGCTTTCTTACGACGGGCAGAGGCGGCCATTTCAGCCTAGCAATGTTTTGGTCGTTTGTGGGGTTGGCGTGCTCGATCCGCTGACATCCGTCCCATTGAAGCCCGCCCCTTCCGCACCTGCTAGTCTCGCTTGTTCGGCTGCGCCAGCCTCAGCGATGGAGGGTTGTGCTAGTGTAGCAGGAGCAGGAGGGGGTGGCGGAGGAGCAGGAGGCTTCCCGAAAAGCATTGACATGGCGATTACGCCCCCTTCTCATAAAACTGCCGGAACGGATCGTAAGGCGCGTCCAGCTTGTCGCGCGTTGGCATCTGCTTTTTGTATGCCACAACGTCACAAGTCGCAACAGATAGACCTGAACGAATGATGTACCGGCAGTTGTGGACTACCAAGCCGCTTTCAACGCAAAAGGCTCGGATCGCCTGGACACTTAGACAATAAACGTCGGCCAGCCCCGCCTCCGTTACGCTTACACAGCGCGCGAGCGCATCGCCGATTGCATGTGGCTGTCTTACAATAGCGATTGACCACAAAGTCCGTGCCACCCACCACGCAAGAGCGTTTCTCATCGTCAACGCCAGAGAGAAAACGATACCTCGTTTTGCAGGCGTTAGAGCAGAAATGGTTGCCGGGACGCGGCTGGTTTTCGTGGAGCTTACCGCATTGGACGCATTCGGCCATGATCCGGCGATGAAGGGCAAAAGCCATCTCTTCATAATGCTGCTTATGCCATTCCCGCCCCGAATCGCTGCCGTGCCAAATAGCGGCGGCAGCCAGCGCCTCGGACGGCATTCCCCGTGTATGACCTCGCTGGTGATCGGAAATATGCTTGCCGCCCTCTTTGAGAATGAGGTTGCTCGGCTGATTGTTGGACTTGTCCTCGTCGTCATGGTGAACGTGGAAGCCTCGGGGGACGGAACGGCCATTGGCACGTTCCCAGACTTTGCGGTGCAACCGAACGCCATCGCGCTGGAAGTAAGCTCCGCAAAGGTAATAGCGAGTCCCCTCAAATTCTTGGCAAGTCGCTGAATGAATGATGATTTCCATTGGTTCGACAAGATGCGTTGCGATACCCCGTTGTAACAAAATTGCCCTTCCATTTCAATGGCGCACCGCCATCCATCGGGCGTGAGAAACCTGTGATCCGGCGTGCACGTCACGCTGGCACCATCGGAGAAAACGAGGCGCACCACTTTCGCGCCGCGCCGCGTGAGTGCGGCACCTTGATGAGAGGCTACAGCTCCATCGCGACTCACAATCTTCCCCGGCTTTCCTACGAGATCGGCTATCGGCAGGAGTCCCGTTGGCGTGCATACTTTCACGTCCCCGGCAAAACAGCAGTCCATGAGATGATCGTTCTCTTTGACGACCTGACCCTTTTCATTTCGCCGATACATCCGATATTCGGCGAGGAAATTAGTCAGGGTGCGAAAGACCTTGATCCGTCCGGAAGACAGGCGTTGCCACACATCGTAGAGTCCGGCTTCCACAGCATTATCGGCTAACGAGAGACGAAGCCCTAAATCGACGTAAAGGGCTAGAAGCTGCTTCCCATCTGCTTGGGCGCGGCCACGAGCAGCAGGGTCAATGACCCCATTCATCCATTCGCCACGCGACCTGATCGCTTGGGCGTGGACGGGTGGCTCGGCCTGGCTGCGGTAATATTCCGAGTAGAGATAGACCGTATCGCTTTCCGTGTCGTGCGCTTGCCATAAGGCAGCGGTTCGATTCCATCCCACGTCCATTGCGTAAGAGCGGGGCCAGTAAGGTGGCATCTCTATAGGATCGATGACGAAATCTGATTCTGGAACGGGGTAGATCGCACCTGAACCGAGTTGAGGAATGCCGCGCGTTCGGGCGTCCCGTTCATGCGGAGGATAAGAACCGATAAGCTGCTCTTGCGCCTCTTTGGAGAGGTGCGGAGCATCAGCCCATTCGGCTTGAACGACGTATTTGCTCAATGGTGTCTATGCCAGATGAAGGCGAGTTCAATCCATGAGAACGGTTTTGGAAGGCGACGGGCCAACATTCGAGCATGGCGCTTACGCCCGAACATCATATTCCTTCCTGCGCTGTCCGCTCCCGCGACAGTCTAACACGTTCGCGAGTGGCTTCACGAGCCTTCTGCATCCGATCTAGCTGATGAGCGATTACGAATTCCATGAGCCCGATCCCGAAACTTCTGAGAGTACTGGTTCCCCCTCCACGATTCGAACGTGGGTTGCCTGATCCAAAATCAGATGTCCTGCCGCTAGACGAAGGGGGAGCATCCTCTCGCGTTGCTGTCGGACTTTCATCTTTCGTCGCCTTCGGCTTGCCATGGTTGCCCGGCTCATGCGTGCGCCGACACCTCGGACAGTATACGAACTCAAGTTTCATGCCGTAACGGTTACACTAAGGCTGTAACAGTTACCAGTTCCACGCCGCCTTGCGTAGCTCCTCCGTCGCCGGATATGCACCTCCCGGCAGGAACTGTAGCACCGTAGCCGAGACCCCGAATAGCGGGGTGAACGCACACATGACCAATCCATTCGGCTGTCCCGGAACCGTCGCGATCGTGCGGGTCAGCATTTCGGTGTAGATCGGGAGGGGAGGTTCCTCATCTAACAGCCCAAAATCGAC